TTGATTTGAGCTTGCTGACTGAGTTGAATAGCTTTGATTTTGTCGTTTTCGCTTTCTGCGACTGCCATAGCACTGTCATCTACAAGTTTTTGAACTCGAGCTTCAGTCTCGGTTGCAAGATCAGCTACTTTTAGTTCGTACTTTTGTTTGATAAGTAGTTTGACTTCAGCATTTTCTTTTTCAGCTTTGACGATGTCATCACCTTTTAGTTTTGCATCTTTTAGTGTTTGATCAGCCATTGCCATTTCTTGTTGCATAAGCATTTGAAGTTGTGCAATTTGACTTGTAGTACTGTCGATGACAAGTTTGAGCTTTCTGTCGTTTAGTCTTCTGAACACATCTTCTGAATGATTTGCATACCTTTCTTCTTCGGCTTGCTGTCTTCTTAGTTCGGCAGCAAGATTAGAAGTACCACCACTTCTTGGTTTTGTAGGTTTGTCTTCAGGATCATCCTTCGCTAATGTACCAGCTCCTTTCGGCCTTCCTGCTGGCTCATTTAGTTTTTTGAGTGTGTCATCTGCTACTTTCTGAGCTGCAGTCATCTTGTTGTATTGTTCGGTAAGTCGCTTGACTTCTTCGGCTTGCTTTTGATAGTAGCTTTCTGCTGCAGGGCGAGCTGCTGATTTTGCACCTTGATTATCAAGATCTTTTTGAGCTTTTGCAAGTCTTTCGGTACTTTCAGCAAGTTGTTGTCGAACGACATCCTGTTTAGTAAGATCACCTGAAGCCACGGCAATTGATCCCATTACACCCATACCACTTGCCCATGCACTGAAGAACTTTGCTATTGCAGAAGCTGCATCGAATAGCTTTTCAGTGATATTCAATATGACTGGCCCAAGTTCAATAAATGCTGCTGCGACATTAGTTTTTAGTTCGCCAGCCATTTTGTCCCAACGATCATTTAGTTCGCTGGCTGCATTTGCTTGTTCCTCTGTCAGTACAGTTGCACCTGGCATTGCTGCTTTGAGTTCTTCAATAGACATGGTACCATTTGCATAAGCAGTTGCCATGTCCAGCATAGCACCAAGGCCAGCTCTTTGAGCAACTGCAGCTCGTTCGCTTTCATTGGTGTATTCTGATAAAGCTTTGACTTGTAGTAAGAATATGTCTTCTGCTGATTGACCTTGTTCAATTGCATTCTTGACTTCATCACCAAGTAAGCCGATTGCTTTGACTGCCTTAGTAGCACCAAGTTCGTAAAGGCCAATCATTTGTTTAGAACTTTCGAATGCATCAGTTAGTGATTTGACATCAGTATTCAAGCCATAAGCTAATGATTGAAGTTGTTGAAGTTTTTCGACTGAAACACCTATTCTTTGAGCTGTCTCGACAAGGCCATCGCCAAACTCGAGTGCTTCTTTTGTACCGGCTTGCATTGCTAAAGCGAAACCTGTGACTGCCGCAATTGCACCCGCTGCTTTTACACCAATATTCTCGATTTTCTCAGCTGCTTCTTTGTCACCCTGTGTGACTACATCGACAAGTACAGTTGATACTATGTTTGACATTATGTTGTACTCCTTAGTACTTCAAGTACAGTATTCGTGTATGCTTTGTCGAATTGACATAAGATACGAATGTGAAATGGATTGATTTGTTCATCAAGTAGTCTGATGTATGCATCGATTTCAGATAAAGATAGGTATGTGTCGAACTCTTCTTTGAATGATATTAGATCCCAGAATAGAATAAGAAGTGAGTTCAGATATTCAGGATATTCTGGTTTAGAACGAAGAGGTGTAGATATGCCTTGTTGTTCAAGGGCTTCATATTGACTACGAGGGATTATTCCACCTTGAGGTGTGTCGATCCGTGCGACCCAGACAATGTAGTCTTTTAGTTTGCCTAAGTCTTGCCAAAAAAATTGGCTTCGTCCAAGAAGAAGTTCTGTATTTGACCAAGTAGCCAAATGTTGTCAGTATTCTTGATTAGACTGAGTGCTGCTTCTGGTGAATAAGGTTCATCAATGATACCATTATCTTCCCAACCAACGATTAGTGATGCTGCGAACTCCAATGCTTCTGGTACAACCTTGCTTCGTACATCGATTTGAGCTGTAGTTGAATGCATCTTCTTCATAAAGTTTGCCCATTGCGGTGAATTGCGGCCAACAACATATATGATAAAGGGCACTTCGGTACCATCAGGCAAGGCGAACATCGTCTCACCCGTTGCAGGGTGAGTGATGTTTAGTTTTGCAGTTTTAGGTTTTAGTGTGTCGAGTGTGATATTTGCCACTGTTTTATCCGGTGATACGAGTGATTACCAAAGAAGAAGCATTTACACTGTCATACACTGCAGTATGGTTCATTGTCACCAATAAAGTGTTCTCGTTTTGAATGACTTGCTGACCACTTGAATAAGTCAGTTTAGGCAAGTGAAACTCAAGAGCACGATCACCATCAGACAACTTGACTTTTAGACTTGATGATGTCTCATTGACGAACTTGTTGTACTGAGTTGCATCAGAGTAGTAGTAAGTAGCAGTACCTGTTAGTGATGCTCTACTTGGGGTGATACTGATTGCAGTGTCAGAGCCAAGTCGATAGTTTACATCAGAGCCATTATTCAGTGTTAGACTGAACTTAGTCATGATTGCATTTGCTGCACCACCTTCTTCGAACACATTTTCTGCATTGATGTGGATCAATGGTAAAGGAGCAGAAGGTACAGCGACATAAGTTGCACCAGTGACAATGGTTGTTGCGACTGGATCTTCGCTCATACCAATCAAGTTCAATTTGATTTTGACTGGAGCATTTAGTTCTACATCGAAGCTGAAGCCAGTGACTTGAACTCCTTTGTACCTAAAGTAAGTTTTATTGCCTTCAGCATCAGTGATGGTTTTCTCGAAGGTAAAGCTTTTAGGTGTATTTGCAATTTTTAGTACATTGGTGTTGAATGCTGAGCATAATGCACTTTCGAATAAAGGATCGAATTGAAGATTGCCAGTCGGTGATGCACCTACCGCCAATAGTTCAGCTTCAAGATCACCAGTTATCTTTTTGTTGCCGTGTCGTAAGTAAGCAGTTTGTCTATCCTCACGGATCGTTTGACTTGTAAATGTGTCTTTGCTAAGTGATAAGTTGAATGTAGTCACACCAAGTACATTCCATGCAGGTGTCGCTGGAGTGACACCTGGTGTCACTTCCTGAATGTATGCTATTCGTGTATTCGAGCCAGTTGCAAGGGCCATATGTTGTACCTCTATTTAGTTTGTTAGTTTGATTTTGAAAGACCTTTGTTCCAAGGTGCTTTTCCCTTTTTTGCTTTTGAAAGTTTGTCTCTATGTTCTTTGCTAAATGTTATGCCCTTTCTTGCCTTCGAAATGTTCATTTTGTGCTCTTCCGTTTTTGCAACACCTATCATCGTCTCACTTCGTTTTTCATTACTTGCCGTTGATTGTGTTTTACCGACTTGTCTATCTGATTTGTGCTGTTTAGTTATGTCATTTTCGATAAAGCCAGTCTTCCCACCTGATTGAAGGTTATAGCCATTCGGATAGATCGAATTGCATTCTTCAATAAGAAATTGTTCGAGTTCGTCGAGTTCAGTTTTATCACATTCAATGATGTCTATTTTGAACCCATCTTTCAGATCATCAGCAATAAGTCGATTTCCTCTTCCCTGTAAATGCACATTCGAACGACTTTCGACATTTACACTTGCTCCAACATACCGTTTGTTATTCAATTTGTTCGTTATTACATACACACCAATTGTCATATTAGTTCTCTATAATGGTTGATAAATGTATATTATAACACATTTTGTTTGATGATGTTGTCGATGTTTTCAATTGTAGTTGCTACCATTCCAACAGGTGAAATGTATTCAGTTCCTCTTTCAATAAAGCCGGCATATGGCACTTCATTTCGTATTTGCTCAGGCAGTAGTTCCCAACCATCTTTTAGTTTGCCACTTCGAACTGGTGTTTTGTCTCGTATTTCATTGTAAAGTTGCTTCATTACATTTTGTACAAGCTCTTTGTTCTCGCGATCAATATAAGCTGGTACATCACGAAGATCAAGTTTGACTGAGTTCATCGATTAGTCTGATTTCTGCAATTACAAGAATAAGTTCATCGTAAGTACAATGATACCCACTGATGACATATGTCTCAATTGTTTTGACAACTGTAAAGCTTCCTTTGTCGTCACTGACTGTAAAGATACTACCACTTTTATCGATCAGCACCATGAGCTCCATTTGATTATGATTGGTATTTGATTGAACTTGTTTGAAGTATTCTGAGTAGTGTATTTGTATGATTTCCAAATAAGCACTTTCGGATTAGTTCCAAGTTTTCTTCCTTCTC